TGATGTTGCATTAAAGCAAAGTTCGTCTGATAAAAGTTACCTAATGTATCATAACGAAATATTAGACGAAAAAATTTTGCATACCCTTAATCTCAATGTCTTCTTCATATGCACATTTTGGGCATTTAAAGTGGACATCTTTTTTGATTTCAGGCATGGTGTCAAAGAAAATTTTAATTTTTTCTAAGTGTCCTTGTTGGAAATTATCAATGAAATCTGTTAGTTCTTCTTTCGTTGAATCTTTTGCATAATACACTTGTTCTTTATCGTAAATGTAATCTACACAATCCATCAATACATTCAACATAACATCATTCTCATTCATTGCCTCATACTTCTGAATCATTTCAAAAGTAGGATACTTTAAACAAATGCCAAGATTATCTGACAATTGAATTTTGTTAACATGTTCTGGATTCTTTGTAGGTTGAACTTCAAGTAAGTTTAATTTAAACTCAACAGAACCATTACACTTCTTATCTTCACCATTTTCATCTTTAACGGTATTGTTGCACTTATATTTCAAATCAACAACCTCTTCTACTGACCGTGCTCTTAGATTCATAAACAAAAATTCTAAATCAAATGTTGGTAAATTATCAACATCGATTTCATCTAAAATACAATTCTTCAACACTTGTCGAATAACATTAACTGTTTCTTTTTGGTCATCTGATTCAGCTGCCATCAAAAATAGTTTTTGTTCTTTCACCAGAAATGGTCTAAATCTAACAGGTTTTCCTGTTGAAATTAGAGTCACTTCATAAATTGGTATGTCTAACTTAGGTAACATTATATCCTCGCTTTCGCTTTGTTAATAAAAAATTAATTTAAATCGCTTTTCCAAATGGTAATATTCTTGCACCTGCAGCACCAAATAGTGCTGATGCAGCTGCACCGATATCATAAGTTCCATCGTAAATCGTTTTATATTTTTGGTACGCAAATTGGATTCCTAGTCTGTGAAAACCATCTTCTCCCCAATTTAACGCTTGTGATGCAATTCCAATAGGAAAAGCATCAATCAATTCTACTGCATGAATCTGTTTAATGAAATCATCATACTGTATAATTTTAATATTTGTCATGTATCTTGATTGTGCGCCTCTGGCAAATCTCAAGTTGTTTGTATCTGAAGGATGAATTGCTTCCATCCATCTTTCAAATAGTTTTCTTTCATAGAATTCGTTAGTGCATAAAAAAGTTAAAGTTGTATCGCCATACATTGTTTGATATGGTACTTTAAAAGTCGGACCGTAAATTTTTACATCGGCAGTTTGAAATGTTTTTCCTGGTAATTCTGCCGATTCACATTGTAATGCAAGATATCTTGACATAGAAGAATTAGATGTTTTTGATTGTTCATCTAATGATCCTTGGCGCCCAAATGCAGAATTGACTGCATCTGAAACATCACTAAAAATAGAATTTGGAAAATTTAAAATCTTTTCTAGTATTGAATTACCAATAAAAGAATTGATGTAAGAAGGAATAGGAAGAACAACTTCAAACCTTGATGGTTTTGCTAGTCCATCTTTTGCTCTTACATTAGATAAAAATAAATTAGGTGAAAATGCCATTAGAATTTCTTCCGTGAATCAGAGTAAACTCTGCTTGTTTTTGCACCGACAAAACTTTCCATTGGCAACATAGCTGCAATATCCCACTCGTTTGCGGTGATTTCTAAAAATCGTGATTCTATATGTGAGAATAAATATCTCTTAATACAAGGTGTTGCTTCAAATACTTTTGAAGCTGATGATAGATATGGGTAACTCAATCTTAATCTTGAAGTTTCATCATATTTGTCATTAGTTAAAGTATCACTTAGTTTATCTAATAGAATCAATCTTTGTTTTGGGTGAATATAGTGTAAATTTAAACCTAGAAAACCATCACTATATCTTTCAATTGGAATTACCAAAGGAAATCTATCATAGTAAGGCAATCTATCTTTAGTTTTTGGGTCATAGAAATAGAAATACATTCGACCAATCATTGACTTGTTTCTTAGTCTTTCTTGGTCTCTCATAAATGCCGTTTTTGAAGGAGTTAAATCTTTAACTTTACTTCTTAACCAACTTCTTGCGGCCGCAGTCCTTGGCTGTAATCCTTCTTTTGCCAAAGATTCTTGTATTCTGTCAATTAGTTTTTTTGTCGCCATATTCTATTTATCTCAAATGCCAATGTCTTTTTCAGTTAATACTTTGAATTGCCAGCCATGTTCTTTACAAAATAAGTCAGCTGCTCGCCACTTTTCTTGGTTGACAGCATAAGTTGCCGCCTCTTGTAAGAATCGTTTTGTCTTTCTTTTTTGCACAGGTTTGATAGTTTGTTTGTGTGGTTTTATCTCAATAACCACAGTAGATTCTGTACCAGTTTTTTGCTTTAATCTTACGATAAAATCTGGGAAGTATCTGTGTATTTTTTGGTCGATTGGTGACTTGTATTTGATGATTAGTTCTTCAGATGCCCACCAAATAACTGATGGATTTTCATCTAACCACTTCATTACCCTCAGTTCCCACGATGAGCGATACACGACATTTTTGCTGTCGCCTTTATATTTGTTTGGATTTTTTGGGGTAAACCACCCTTTATATGACATAAATAATACTTAGTTAATCAACATTTGGAATTTATATGGCTCTCTTCGGACTTTCTGATATATCGTTCAACAAAGGCAGTTCTGCTAGGACTGGTCCTTTAGCAGATTTAGTCGATAGTCAATTCAAACAAAACACATACAGATACCCATTAGATATCGGTAATGCCGATAAAGCACACTATATGGTTATCTATATTCGCCAGCAGAAAGCAACTGCATTTGGTGGCACTACTGTTGAAGATTCTGTCTTTGACAAGTCTAGTGTTGCAAGTCAAGAGGGTGCAAAAGCACAAATTTTTGGTTCAGCAAATAAAACACTTGCTTCCGCACAAAATATGGCAAGTAATTTTGGTAATGAAATTCTTGGTAAAATCAATAGTGGTTTGGGTCAAGTTAATTCTGCAACAAATGGTGCATTGAGTGGAATAACATCTGCACTTAGTAGCGCTGCTGGTGGTGCAGTAAGTAGTATTAATAATCTATTTGCTCAAGCACATGTGTCTTTTGGTGGTGCTCAAGCTCAAACCCAAGCAGTAATTGATACATCTATTAAAAAGATTACAAACAAATCTTTGTTGCAAACAACTAAGTTGACAACTGACGCTGTTGCATTGTATATGCCAGACACCTTAAATTATAGTTATCAACAAGCATATGACCAGTTAAGTTTAGGTGGTGAAATGTTGGGTCAAGTTGCTGCAGCGGCACAATCAGCAGCCGATGAATACAAAACCGAGGGTGGTTCTGCAGCTGCCGCTTCTCTTGCAAAATCTGGTGCAAATGTTTTAGGTAAAAAACTTGCAGATACTTTGGGTAAAATTACTGGTAGTCCAGAAGCTGCAAAGATTGGATTTACTGCCGTTACTGGTAAAGTTCAGAATCCAATGCTTGAGATGATTTATAAGTCACCAAACTTTAGAACATTTCAATTTGATTTTACTTTTTATCCAAGAGATGAAAAAGAAGCATTAGAAGCACAAAGAATTATTGAGAGATTAAGATTTCATCAAGCACCAGAATTGATACAAGATGCACAAGGATTTTTAGTTCCACCATCAGAGTTTGATATTAAATTTTATTATGCTGGTGCTCAAAATCCAAACATTCCACCAATTTCTACTTGTGTATTAACTTCAATGGATGTTAACTATGCACCAAATGGATTTACCGCTTATGAAGTTCCAGGTGAGAATGTTCCGTCTTTGGGTAGAACAGGTATGCCAGTTGCGATTCAAGTAACACTTCAATTCCAAGAAACTACATATCTCACAAAAGCAGATTTTAGAAATGATAGAAGTTCTGGTACTCAAGCTAAGGTATAATAATGGCAAAATTTTTTAATTACTTTCCAAAAACATTATACTCTGCAAATAATAAGACAGGTGGATTAGATACTGTAACCAATATTATTGCGAGATTTGGTTTTGAATCTAAACTTAAAGAAAATACTTCTGCTTTCTATGAGTATAATATACAAGAATCTGATACACCAGAAATAATTGCTGGAAAATATTATGGTAATCCAGAAAGACATTGGATTGTTTTATTGTTTAATGATATCATTGACCCACAATTTGATTGGCCAATGCCATATAAAACATTCATTGATTTTGTTGATGCAAAGTATACTGCAAATGGTGCCGCAAACACAACAGTTCAAACTGGACTTGCTTGGGCAATGAGCAACAATAATGTTAAATCTTATTACAAAGTTGTCACTAGAGTTACCTCTGATACCACACCTCAAGGAACAACAATAGAAGAAAAAATTGAAGTTGATGCCAACACTTATGCGAATGTAGTAGCATCTACAACAACATATACACTTGCAGATGGCACAACAACAGTTCAAACAATAACAAAAGAAAAACAAACATACTATGATTATGAGATGGAAACTAATGAAGAAAAAAGAACCATTAAATTATTAAAAAAAGATTTTGTTCCAGATGTTGAAAAAGAATTTAAAAGAGTAATTAAATTATGACATTTGAAGTAAAAAAGTCAACGCAGTTTTCGATTAATGAATTGGCTATTGTAACTAAAAATGGAAACATTGACATATCAAATATCTTTGAAGAGTTGAATATTTTTGATTCTTTATTTTTGCCCGTAATGAATGGCAAAATACTAATCAAAGATGCTCAAGGTCTTTCTGGTAAATTATTCTTTGATGGTTCAGAATCAATATTGATTGACATTTCAAAAGACCCAAATTCAGATGTTGCAAACTTTAAAAAGGCATTTAGAATTATAAGACAATCTGATAGAAAAGCAGAAGGCTCTTCTGGTGAAATGTATGTCTTACATTTTGTTTCTGATGAATTGACTTACTCTGATAGACAAAAAATTAATCAAAATTATAGTGGCACTTATTCATATGCCGTGCAAAAGATAATGGAAAATTATTTAAAAGTACCAACTGGTGAGACAGGCGGTGTTTATGAAAACTCATGTGGTATTAGAGATTTTCCAATTCCAAATTTAAGACCATTAGAGGCAATTGAATGGATTGCAAAGAGAGCTGTTGATATTAATCAAGCGCCAAACTTTATGTTTTTTCAAAATATTGTTGGGTACAACTTTGCATCACTATCAACTTTATTAACACAAGAAGATTTATTAGATATTAAGTTTGAACCAAAAAATACAAAACAAGGTAATCCATTTAGTGAAATTAGTAGTGCAAGAGCATTTGAAGTTGTTTCTCAATCAGACAGTTTCAAAAAACAAAGAGATGGTGTAAACGCTGGTCAATTTTTAGGTTTTGACCCAATCACTAGAGAAATTGCAAAGAAAGAAATTAGTTTTGGTGATGTTTATACAACAATGAAAAATGCTAATGAAAATCCAGACTTCTCAGAAATTTTTGATAGAGATGGTAAACCAAATACGCAAGCATTTGATTCTAAAAAATCAGTAAGTATTTTTGGTGCAGCTCAAAAGTTAAGTAGTTACATTAAGAAAAATGACCCAACATCAGTTTCAAAAGTTGATAACATTGAAGATTATTTGTTTCAAAGAAAATCAATCATTTCAAATTTAATGGCTAAAAGATTAAAGATTGCAATGCCAGGAAACTTTCAATTAACTTCCGGATTCAATGTGAATGTAATGGCACCGTCTCAAGGCATCAAAGAAGATGGTGATGACAATGATGATCCAAGTGTTAGTGGTAAATATTTAATTGTAGCAACAAGGCACATTATTGGATTTGATAAACATGAAACTGTTATTGAAGTTGCATCTACTTCTACAAATAACGAATTTATACCTTCAAGCAATCCAGAACAAACTAACGCAATTTTAGCATACACATAATATGTCAACGACTGAAGAAACAAAAGACTTTGCTGGAAAAAATGGTTTTATCTGGTGGGTTGGAATAATAGAAGATAGAAATGATCCACTAAAGATGGGTCGTTTGAAAGTTCGAGCAGTTGGTTGGCATCCAGATGATAAGATGAATTTGCCAACTAGTGATTTGCCTTGGGCAACACCTATGCTTCCAACTAACAACATTAATGTATATGCACCAAAAGAAGGTGATATGGCTGTTGGTTTCTTCTCTGATGGTGAAAATGCACAAGAACCAATTGTTATGGGAATACTTCCAGGTATTGCATTGAAACCCGCTGATGGTCAAAAAGCATTTTCAGACCCTAGAAATGGCGATGCTTTAAAAACTTCTCCTAGAACACCAAAATCTAAAACTTATAATACAGATGGCACTGGTATTTCAATTGAAGAAAAACCACAAGCAGATTCTTATCCTAAATTTTTAGATGAACCATCAACATCAAGAATTGCAAGAAATGACATTGAAACTATTTCAAAAACATTTATGCAAGAAAGATTTGATAATGTAGTTAAAAATGTTCCTACTGTATCTTCAACTTGGAATGAACCAGAAACTTCTTATGACACAAAGTATCCATACAACAATGTTATGGATACAGAATCAGGACATTTATTAGAATTTGATGATACTCCAGGTGCAGAAAGAGTTCATATTGCCCATAGAAATGGTAGTTTTATTGAGTGGTTTCCAGATGGTAGTAGAGTAGAGAAAATCACTAAAGATAACTATTCTATTGTAATGAAAGATAACAATGTTTACATTATGGGTAAATGCAACATTACTGTGCAAGGCAATGCAGAATTAAATGTTGAAGGAAATTTTGATATGAAAGTTGGTGGAACTTGCAATATTCGTTCTGGTGGAACTATGAAACTTAACGCACCATTAATAGATTTAAACGATGGTACAAATGGTGCCGCTCGTATTGGTGATACTGCTGATACCGGAGATGATGGAACTGGTAGCCACTATGATACTAATAGTCCTGGAACTAATGTAATTGAAACCGGTTCTTCAACAGTCGTTATTGGCGGATGAGATAAATAGAACATGGCTCAAGTAGATATACAATCATCCCGTGGTTTTAAAGATTTGGATTTGAATTTTACCATTCATCCAGTTCGTAAAGATATCAATACTCACAAAAATGAGTATGCTATCATCAATTCAGTTAAAAATTTGATTCTTACCAATCATTACGAAAGGCCATTTA